CCAACGTTGAAAACTTCCTCTAATATAATCATTACTATAACTATGAATCATATCTTTATATAGTTGATTTTTATATTGATATTTCCATCCTAAATTTTGTTTAATGATATCCTGAAGTTTATCAAGAATAATTTTAGCAAGCATTTCACTTTGATAGGGATAATGCTTACCAACTAATAACAAATCTTTATGAATAAAAGCAAGTGTTCTCCAAGATTTATTTGGAATCTCAATATCATTATAGATAAATGACTGCGGATTTTGTAAATATACCACAATAGCAAGATTACTATTCATCATTTCAATAGTACCTGTAGAATAAGAACCATGGTCAATCCATGACATACAACTAGTCCAACCACTTTTATTATCACTCATTGTAATAAAATCTACAGGATTTATACTAAATACTAATTCTGCATTTATTTCTTTGTCAGTATTAATTACGCTTATATCATCTCGCCACTTATTGAAAGAATTTATATAAGGAAAACCATAATATTCAAGCACTTTACGAATAGCTCTCATTATTTTAGTTCCCGCAGGAATCTTGAGTATTTTATCAGTTGAATCACGATTTATAAATACTTTATCTTCATTTGTTTTTCCATTTTCAATGTAACAATATTTAGTATATTCTATGATATCTTTTAATGTTTCTATTGGTAATTTATTTACCCATTCTTTTTGAAGCCAAAGTATTAAATTATTAATAAATACATGATTCCGTGGGTCATATTTAAAATTACTAAGGTCTGCTTTATCATAAATAAGGACTGGTGAATATAAACTTCTCCACTTATTCTTACGATAGCTAGAATTTACTTTCTGATGAATAGGAAAACTAATTCGTAGCTGTTTTCCAAAAGCCCTAAATAAAGTTCTCTTATTTTTATTCCATGTAGATAATATTTGTTCTATACTTTGCGGTTCAGCATTAGCATAATTTATACACCACTGTCGCACTATTTCTTTGTCATTTTCTGTTAAACAATCATATGGCCGCATATATTCACCAAACATCAATTTCATCAATCTTGTCTTTTAGATATTGAGGGAGCTCAGCATAATTAATTCTATTGTCTCTAAAAAACTTATTTACTTCATTAATCGAGGCACCATATTTACGACTTTCTACAAAATCAAAAATTTTACTGGCTATATCATTTTCAAGCCAAGAACAATAACTAAAAGCATCCATTGCAGAAATCATATTTTCCCCTTTCTCTTTAATTATATTATAACATAATTATAGTATAATCGTCAAGAGAAATTGTTTGTTAATTGAATAATTTCATGATATATACCGCACATTCTTTTATCCCAAGCTTTATTCCAAGAGCCAGTAAAGTGAAAATGTCCGTGAAACCAAGTATCAAAATTTATAGTTTGACGCATTTCTTCAAGAAATATTTGCCCTTCTGTTGGGCTGCGGCGAGCTAGATCATTTGGTCGTTTAAACCATGAATTAATTAATGCTGGAGCGTCATGAGTAAATATAAAATCAAAATGTTCATTTATATGGCGTTCCATAAATTTTGCATTATATTGTACATTCATTTTTTCTTGCGGCCACCACGATTGACCTATAACTCTAAACCACTCATTATGACGTTTACATAATTGCTTTTTACTTTTAAACATTGGGTCTTTGGGATCTAATAAATTATCTGCGTCATGAGATTCTGCACAAGGGATAGTTAAAATATGAAAATCGTCAATATCAAAAATAGATATTTCATCTATAAAAAATACATCATAAGTCATTCCATACAATTTAGCTTGTCGTGCATTACCATTTAATATTTTTACCTTTGGACATGATTGCCAAAATCCATAATCATCATGATTTCCACCAATTATAAAAGTCGTCCAAGGTTTATCATTAAGAAATTTGAATACATATTCAGCTTCATTTAATGTGCCAGGGCCAAATGGTTGACCAAAATCACCAAGAATAAACATTATATCATTATTAGTCAATTGTTTTAAAGCAGGGTTTTGCCGATAGGAGAAACGTTCAATAACTTTACCATGAGTATCTCCTGTTATAAACAGCATACTATCCTCCTAACACAATAACTTTAAACCCTTTACCATATCTTTTTACAATTGGACTACTATATACTTTATATAATATATCCATTAACTTATTATACTCTCTATTAACAATATCTCTCGATTGTTTTAATGCAAAAGGCCAAACTTCTTTTAACTGATGATAATATTCAATAAATAAATCTTCATCTACTTGCCGCACGCATCCATCGTTTTCACGATGAATCATTTGTCCTAATCTACATGTTGGATGATCGCAATCCTTACAATTTAAAGTTATTTGATAATCTTCATTTTCTTCATTCATTACACCATTTTCCATTGTTTAAGAATAGCTTCTGGAGAATAAGGAATACGACCTCCAAAAGAAGGGAAAATAATCCAAAAAGTAGTATTAGGATCTATAATTGTCTGACCATTAATTATAGTAATAGGCCCGTCTTGTTGTAATTCAACAATATATTGTTTTCCTTTTTCAACTTCAATATCAATTAAAGTTAAATCCGCGGGATTTAAACTTGCAGCTTTAAAAGTTTGTGTCGGGCCGATATATTCTAATCTATAAGACATTATTCAGCCTTTCTAATTTTAGGTCTAGTATCTAAAATACATTTTCAATCTTTATTAATAGCTTTTGTTTTTCTAATTTCATATTCAACACAATCACTATAGCCTTGTTTTTCCCAATATTTTTTTGCTTTATCAACAATTTTTTGAGCCATGCCTTTTTCATAATATTGAGCTGCATCCACGAGTTTTGTTACACGTTGTCCACGAGCATTGAGCGCCCTAAAAGTCGCTTGCGGCTCAACAATCTTTTTTCCACCTTTACCGTCTGGCAACGGCATAGATTTAACAACTTTACCATAAATCATGTATGCATCCATAAAGATTCCTTTCTACTTTATTATATTATAACACAATCATCGCTCAATCGTCAATAAAATTTTAAAAACAATCGCCGCATTTTTTTTGAAGTAATTAAGTTATACTTTAGTATAACGATAATTACTGTTTTTTAAAATAAAAAAATATAATTCAAATCAGATGTTTTGAGTTTATCATACAAAAAAATCTTTGTCAAATAAAATTTTAGATAATTGTAAAAGATTCTATTTGACAACTGATTAGTCAAATGATATAATATATTTAGTAAATAATTGATATGAAAGGAATTTTATGTCTAAATATCATGTATCTCAAATCCAAAATGGAATGACAATCACTTATGGTGATTTTAATACAGATAATACGAAGGAAGCTGTTAAAATGGCTTGCGGCGTAGCTAAAGAAAAATATCCTCAATATAGCCGCAAGATACCTTTTAAAGTAAAAAAATATGGTGGTAATGTAGAGGAAGTGAAATATAATGGGTAAACATACTAAAATTCTTGACTCTTGGAAAGGTTTTGGTACTGGTTTAAAAACACATATGCCAATATACCATGTAATTAAATCTAGTAAATATGGAACATTTCATGGTAGTGTTTCACCTTGCCCACAAGACATAGAAAACATAAATGATTGGGATGGTTATCATTTTGCAGAACGTAAATGTGATATTCAAATTGTTCATGCTAAGGCAAAGATATTAAGAGAGCGTGCTCAAGGCATCTTAAATGTAATTAATATTCTTACTGCAAAATATGAAGAAAAACATGATGGAGATGGTCTTGATTATTTAATGGATGTGTGGCGACAATATGATGTTGCTAAAAAAGAATATGAAAAAGTTTATTCTCAATATATTTATATGAGAGATTCTTTTTCTGATTATACTACCAGAATGATTGAGCGCCGTAAGAAGCTAAATGAAAAAGTTGAAAAGATGCGAGAACAATTATAATAACTAAGCAGGTGTCAAGAACTATTTGACATCTGCTTTTTTATATGGTATAATTATATAAATAGAAAGGATAATTATGCCTAGTGGATGTATTGGTAGTTATGAATATTATACCTTAGAAGATTTACAAAATATTATAGACAGTTGTAGAGAAGATTATGAAGAGCCGTGGTATCAAGTTAAAATGAAAATGTTAGACATGGCATCTTTAATTCAAAAATATGCGATGATACTTTACGATTATGAATATAGATATATAGATGATGGGAGGTAATATTGGATAACTTATATAAAGACGATAGTATTGAGTCATTATCTCCTTTAGAGCATGTACGCTTGCGGCCAGGAATGTATGCTGGAGATACAAGTGATGCGACACAATTAGCGATTGAAATTCTTGGTAATGCTATCGATGAATATAACATTGGTCATGGTAATTTAATTATCATTGATTTACTTAATGATAATAGTGTTGTTATTACTGATACAGGACAAGGTTTTCCAATCAACGTAATGAGAGAAGATGGTGAAACTGTCCTTCAAGCATCCTTTGATATTATCAATACTTCAGGTAAATATCGTGATGACGGCGTTTATGAAGGAACTGCTATCGGCCTTAATGGTATCGGTGCAAAATTAACAAACTTTTTAAGTCATAAACTTACCGTTATCTCTTTTAATAATAAAGGTGAGTATGAAGAAATTGCTTTTAAAGAGGGTGTATTTCAAGGTCGCAATACTGGAAAAGTAGATGTTCATGATAGTGGTACTACAGTTTCATTCCAACCAAGTGAAGAATTTTTTACTTCACCAAAAGTAAATGAAACCAAGCTCCGTAATTTCTGTGAAGATATTACTTGTCTTTGTCCTGGCTTAACTATTAAATTTAATGGTATTGATATTAAACATGATGGAATAAAAGATTTATTATCCCGCTCTCTTGGAAACGGTATTTCTATCTTAAACAATACTTTTATTATCCAAGAGCAAGAAGAAAAACAAAAATTAGATTTAGCTTTAACTTATTGTGATAAATCATCCTCAACAATTGTTCCATATGTTAACTGCGGTCTTACTACAGCTGGACCGCATATTACCAGTATTAAATCCACTATTACAAGAACTTTGAATAAATGGGCTAAAGAGCAAGGAATTTTAAAAGAGAAGGATAAAAATCTTGAGGGATCAGCTTTACAAGAAGGACTTGTTCTTGTATGTAATATTACCGCTGAGGGCGTTGCCTATGATGCTCAAGTTAAAAGTAATATTACAAAGATTGATACTTCTTTTATATCTTCTACTCTCGGAGATTGCCTCGAACGTTGGCTGGACAATAATCCAAACGATGGTAAAGTTATTATTGAAAAAGCGTTAATTGCACGTAAAGCTGCGGAAGCTGCTAAAAAAGCTCGTGCAGCCGTTAAAGCAAATAAAACTAAAAAAACTTCTAGTAAAGTTAAAATTCTTCACCCAGATAAACTTAAAGATGCAGAGTATCTTGGCGAAGATTCTACTTTATTAATTGTAGAAGGATTATCTGCTGGAGCTTCTATGGCTGTTGCACGCGATAGAGAAAAATATGGTATTTTAATGTTACGCGGTAAGTTAATTAATGCTTTTTCTAATAGTAAAGAGAAGTTAGAAAAGAACGAAGAAATTCAATTACTACTTAAAGCATTAAATATTACACCTGGAGCATATGATCCATCTGATCTGCGGTATGGTCGTGTTGCAATCGCAGTTGATGCTGATTCAGATGGAAGTCATATTGCTCTCCTTATTGCAACAGCATTACAACATTTTTGTCCTGAATTTATTGAAGAACAGCGCTTATGTTGGTTGCGGTCACCATTATACATTGTAAAGACCAAGCAAGGTGAGAAATATTTCTTCACAGACACAGAAATGGATGCAGCTCGTGGCACAATTACTGGTGAAGTACAACGCAATAAAGGTTTAGGTAGTCTTTCCGCAGATCAAGCAAAAGCATCTATGTTTGGTGAACAACAACGCATGGATATTCTCAATTCAACACAAGATGCAGTTAATCTACTTAAAGATTTAATGGGTAGTTCTGGAGCTGTCCGCAAAGAATTTGTATTTAATGAGATTGATTTCAGCACAGTTAGGGAATAGTATGAGTGAAGTATTAGAATTTGAAGATGTAATTAAAGAATCATTTACTCAATATGCTGGTGCTGTTATTCAGTCACGAGCATTAGTTGATGTGCGAGATTGTATTAAACCTTCTGCTCGTCAAGTTTATTATAGCTTGTTCACAGATAAATTTACTGCGGATAAGCCATTCAAAAAAACTCTCAAAGCAATCGGGTCTGCTATGAGATTTTATATTCATGGCGACGCTTCTTGTGAAGGTATTATTATGCGTTCCGGTCAACCATTCGCTATGCGATATCCTTTAATTGAAATTGAAGGATCATATGGTACACTCACAGAAACAGGTAACTGGGCCGCGAGTCGTTATACATCGTCAAGATTATCTCCTATATCTAATTATTTATTGCAAGATACCAATAAAGAGACAATCATAGAATGGGTAGATAATTACGATGATACAGAACAGTATCCACGAGTTTTATCTTCTCTTGGATATTATAATATTGTTAATGGTTCTACAGGAATTGCCGTAGGTCTTGCATCTAGTATTCCACAATTTAATCTTAGTGAAGTTAATAATGCTTTAATTAAACTTCTTCAAAATGAAAATGTTGCAGATGAAGATATTTTATGTTATCCTGACTTTGCAACCGGTGCAACTTTAATTAATAAATCTGAAGTTGCCGCAAGTCTTAAACAGGGTAAAGGTAAGGCTTGTATATTACAAGCAACAATTAATTATAATGATAAAGAAAAAACTCTAATTGTTACTGATTTACCCTATGGTGTATATACTAATACTATTTGTAGTGAAGTAGCTAAATTAGTATCTGAAAATCCTGATATTGGAATTACTGGTATTAATGATTTAACTGGTGAAGATGTTTGTATTAAAATTTATCTTGATAAGACTGTAGACCAAGAAAAAATTAAACAAATATTATATGCTAATACATCACTTCAAAAATCATACAGTATTAACATGACAATGCTTGAAAATGGTCGTTTTCCAAAAATTTATGGGTGGCGGCAAGCTTTACAAGCTCATCTTGACCATGAGAAAATAGTTTATATTAATCTATATCAGCAAGAACTTAATAAACTAGAGCATCGTTTAAAGATTGTCGAAGGAATTATTAAAGCAATTGCACAGATTGATGAAGTTATTAAGATTATTAAACAATCTCCTAGCACTAAAGAAGCTAATATTAATTTACAAAAATTACTTATTATAGATGAAGAGCAAGCTAAAGCTATTCTTGATATGAAACTATCTCGATTAGCTAAACTTGAAGTTGATAAATTTATTGAAGAAAAAATTAAATTATTGGATCGTATTTCTGCTATTAAAGCAATTCTTGAATCAGAAGAATTATTAAAACAAGAAATGATTAAGCGATTCCAAGAGGTAAGTAAAAAATTTGGTGATAAACGCCGTACAGTTATTACTGAAAAAATTGCGGCTAAAGCTACAAAAACAACTAAAGAAAAAGCTCCAGTAATTCCTGAAGATGTAATTGTATATATGAATAAAGATGGTTATATTAAAGTAATACCGACTAAATCATATCGTAAAAGTAGAGAACAAACTATTAATCTATTTAAAACTACAACCGCGGACATGGTAATGTTATTTACTAATCAAGGCCGCATGTTTAGAATTAAATTAAATAGTATTAAGTTATGTGAAGGTAATGATAAAGGAACTGCGGTCGGTTCATTAATTAAACTTGAGCCTGGCGAAGCTGTCTTAAACATTGTTCCAAATACTACACCTTATGATTTTATTTTGTTTACAACTAAACAGGGTATTATTAAGAAAACTAAAGTATCTGAATATATTAGTAATACTCAAAATCTTCGCGGTATTAAAGCTATGAACCTTAAAGATGGTGATAGTTTAATATCTATATCTCTTGGATTAGATATTAATGGAATTGTATTAGTAACTAAGCAAGGATATTGTATTCGATTTGCGGCTGATGATATTCGCGCTCAAGGCAAAACTGCAGGTGGTATTAAAGGTATTACTCTTAATGATGGTGACTATGTAGTTAGTTCAATTCTCTGTAATGAAGAAGATCCATTCTTTGTAATGCAAGACAATAACTTCGGTAAGCTACTTGCTAATCAAACTATCTCGCCGCAAGGTCGTGGAGGTAAAGGTCAACGTATTGTAACTGAGACAGTATTAAAAGCTATTACGGTTAAACCAACCGAAGATATTCAATTAGTATCTTCATCTACTACTTCTACTATTAAACTATCTAATTTAACTTTTACGACAAAGAATAATAGTGGAAAACAACTCTCGAAAAAGAAAATTCTTGACATATACACAATATAAATGATACAATATAAGAGTAAGGTAGAAAGTTATCTTACTCTTATTTTTATTATGAAAGGAACTTATATGAGTGAGTTGTATCCAGGTAGTCATCAAATACCTCCAATGCGATATCATAATAAACTATCTGATGCTAAAGTCGATGCCGCAATGACTAATGGCGAATGGTGCATGCAACGTAAAGTAGATGGATGTTTATATATGTTAGAGAAGATTGACTCTGAACATATCTATCTATTTTCTCGAACCAAGAGTAAGAAAACTGGAGAACTCGCGGAAAAAGGCGCCAACGTGCCGCACATTATAAAATGGGCACGAGAATCTCTTCCTGATGACACTGTTCTCTTGGGTGAGATATACATCCCTGGTGGTCACAGTAATAATGTAACCTCAATAATGGGGTGCTTGCCGCAAAATGCTATTGCGCGGCAAGAAGCATCTGATTGGGTGCATTATTATGTCTTTGATTGTATTTATTACAATGGAAACAATCTATGTGATAATACTCTTGAAACTCGTGTAGGTCATTATCTTGAGTATATGCTTTATGATTGTTTTGAATTAGGTAATTATATTGGAGGATATAATTCTGCTTGTAAGTATGTTGAAATGGCAACTACTTATACTCTTGGCGAAAATGTTAATATAGGAATTGGATGTGAATCATTCCAAGAGAAGTTAAAAGAAATATTCTCCGCAGGTGGTGAAGGCGCAGTATTTAAACGACTTGATGGTATTTATGAACCAGATAAACGTCCTATGACTTGTTTCAAAATGAAAGAGCACGTCGATTCTGTTGATTTAATTTGTATGGAATTACTTAATCCAGTAATGGAATATACTGGCAAAGAAATTGATTCATGGCCTTACTGGGCTGTAATGCGATATGATGGAGATTCTTTCAATACATCATATTCTAAATATCTTATTTTACCAACAGAAATTGATAAATATAAAGCAATTCCAGGTAATCAAGTCATACCTGTAACAAAACCATATTGGTATGGATGGAAAAATGCTATGCGGCTGGGTGCTTATAAAGATGGTGAGCTTATAGAAGTTTGTCGTGTAGCATCAGGTCTTACTGATGGACTACGAAAAGATATGGCTGAAAATCCAGAAAATTATCTTAACAAAGTAATTGAAATTGAGTGTATGTCTCTTAATAAAAAAGATAAAACAGTGCGGCATCCTGTTTTTAGTAGAGTTCGTGAAGATAAAGATAGCAAAGATTGTTTACTTGATGAAATTTTTAGCTAAAATATTTTATACAGATGCCAAAAATAATAGTAGACGAATGTAATAATTATATAGTATAATATATATAGAAGATGAGAGATAGAAAGAGGTCTCTCTTAGCCATAATATTTATTAATAGATATTAAAGAATGAAAAGGAGATTATAATATGGCAGCTTATCTAAGTGAAAATGCTCAGGCACTAGTTCGATTCCTACAGAATAACCCTGGTAGTCAGTTTACTGCTGACGATCTAGCTGATGCTCTAGGTCTAACTTCTCGTCAGATCAATGGCACTGCTACTGGCCTTCAGAAGAAGGGTCTAACTGAGCGTGTCGAGGTTGAGGGTATTGAAAAGAAGGTTATCCAGCTTACTGCCGAGGGCGCGTCAATTGACCCCGCGATGGAAAAGCCAGAGGCTTAATTTAAGTTAATAACACGGAGTTAGAAGGAGAGGAGGGTCGTCTGTATAGGCGCCCTCCATTTTATTATGAATGAAATTATGGTAATTATATTATGTAGTATTGCCATAATTGTTACGATTATAGTTATATGTCTATATGTAAAATATTCTAAACTTGCAAACCAAAAGAAAAAAGAATATCATTATTGGCAAGACGCGGTTGAGACACTTGTAAGTGAAAAAAATAAAATTGATAATCGTATTGAAGTAGGTAAAGCTACTCTCGCAGATATTCATCATAAAGTTGATTTTGCAGATGAATGTCTTAAAGATTTAAATAGACAATATGATATTACTAAAGATCATCTTGATGATATTAAAAAAGTAGCTAATGATAATGAAGCCAAACTAAAAGATGAATATGACAAAGCCGCACAAAAGTATCAAGATGAATTAAATCAATTTAAACAATCTTGCGATAATGAAAAACAAATAGTTCAAGCTAGTGTAAATTCTTTAAAAGCAACTCGTAATAGCATAATTGATGCATATAAGAGAGAAGAACAAATGAGTCAAGACCAAGAAAAATATAAATTGAATCTTGATGATATTGAAATTAGAGATATAGTATTATTAAATGATGTACGGATGAAAATCAGTTCACCGCAAGTAGTGGGTAAAGTTATTTGGCAATCATATCTTCAAAAGAAAATGAAAGAGCTATCTATTTCTCTCTTGGGTCGCACAGATAAAGTTTGCGGCATCTATAAGATTACTAACATTAAAAATCACAAGAGTTACATAGGTCAATCAGTTGATATATATAAACGTTGGTGTGATCATTGTAAATGTGGTGTAGGAGCTACTGAAACTTCTATGACTAATCAATTATATAAAGCTATGCGTAAAGATGGTATTGAGAATTTTACTTTTGAATTATTAGAAGAATGTCCAAGAGAAGAGTTAAATAAGAAAGAATCATTTTACATTGATTTATACGAATCAAATAGTTATGGTTATAATCAAACTCAAGGAAATAATTAGAGGTAATATATGGATTTTCAAACTTTAGACGTACAAGGTTTTGATTGAGCAATACGAGGAATGCGGAATCCACTTAAATCATATGATAAAAGAGATAGTTATTGGTGTGGAGAAACAGACAATTATATAATAGGTCCTAATGATTATAAACTTGCTAAAGGACTTTGGAAAGGCGGCACTGAGCATCGTAAGTGGATGCGGCAAGTAATTGTCTGGGTAGAAATTACTGCTCCAAGATATTGGTGGAGTGAATTTGACACTTATAAAATTGGAACTAGTGCAAATTCTGAAAGCACAATGCATACTATTCTTAAAGAATCATTCAATGAATCTCAATTTGAATGGCCGCAATTTGATAACAGTGATTGGGATATTCAAGCCGCATTTAATGATTATATTGATATAATTAAGATTGTGCGGAACCGTGCTAATGAAGTAACCGGTGAAGATAGAGAACATTATCAACAGATTCTTAAAGGTATGCTTCCAGAATCATTCCTTCAAAAACGAACAATTTGTTTAAACTATGAAGTACTAGCGACTATGTATCGTCAACGTAAAAATCATAGACTGCCGCAATGGTCAAAAGATTTTGTCTCTTGGATTAAAACTCTTCCATATAATGAATTTATTACGGGAATTTGGCCTGATAAATAATGAGTAATTATAAATATAAAGAAGGACAAAGATATGGTCCTTATAAAGTTTTATTTTTAGAAAGGCTCCCCAATGCAAGAGGTATTTTTCAATGTCCTTTTTGTAATAATACCTTTGAGGCACAAACAAATAAAGTAGGAAGCGGCAATACTACTAGATGTAAAGAATGTACTAAAAAAAGAAGGAGCGAATTAGGAAAATCTCAAATAATTGATATTACAGGAAAACGTTTTGGTAAATTAGTTGTTTTAGAACGAATTACTAATAAAGGATGGAAATGTCAATGTGATTGTGGAACTATTATTATAACTCAAACTTCTAATCTTACCACTGGACACACTCTTTCTTGTGGGTGTATTAAATCCAAAGGAGAAGAAAAGATTAGTCAAATTTTAAATAAATACAACATTATTTTTAAAAAAGAAAAAACTTTTAATGATTGTATTAATTCAGATACTAACAATAAACTTCGTTTTGATTTTTATCTTCCTGATTATAACTGTTGTATAGAATATGATGGTGAACAACATTTTAATACTCCGAAAGGTTGTTGGACTTATTATTCTTTACAAGATAGACAAAAATTAGATGATTTAAAAAATCAATATTGTTTTAAAAAAGAAATTCATTTAATTCGTATTCCATATTGGGAATACAATAATATTGAAAACATTATTAAGAATATTATTACAGGAAATTTTAATGATTAAAATTTTTCTTGACGGCCGCAATAAAATATTTTATAATATATTTATAAGAAAATTGAAATAGAAAGAGAGTAAATACACATGAAGAATAATTTTGAAAACTCTGTTGATGTTCGTGGTTGGGTGTTTAACCATACCTTAGCAAAGAAAGTTTCAAGAAAAGGCGTAGAATATATTGGTGGTTCTATTAATATTGCTACAGATGTAGATGCTGTCAATGTTGTTCCAGTAAATTTCATGTATGTAGTTCCAACTTTTAAGAATGGCAAGCCAAATACGACTTATTCATTCTTAGAGCAAATTATTAATGAAAATAATACTTATGAAATGAATGGAGCTTCAGCAACAAAAATTCGTATTGATGGTGATGTTGAATGCAATGACTTTGTAACCCGTGAAGGTGAGATGGCTTCTCCAAAGCGTGTTCGTGGTAGCTTCGCTCATCCAGAGACTGGTGATATTGCAACAGTAGGTTGTGCGAAGTTTAAGACTGATATGCTTATTGAAGGATATCAGGAAGTTGAAGTTGAAAACGGTGATAATTATGGCCGCATCCGTGGTTATGTCTTTAACTTTAAAAATGATTTCCTTCCAGTAGAATATACTGTTCGTACAGCTGGTGGTATGGAATATTTCGAACAAAAAGATATTAGTGTTAATGAACCAATGCTAACTAATGTTTGGGGTAATATTGTCTGCACAACAATTGAAAATCGTACTGAAACAGAAAATGCTTTTGGTGCTCCAACCGTAAATATTACGACTCGTACTCTTCGTGCATGGGATATTGAAGGTGCATCTGTTGATCCGATGGAATTTGGTGATGAGTCTATAATGACTGCAGAAGATGTAGCAGAAGGCAAGGCAGACCGTGAGCAGCATCTCGCAGAAATTCGTGCAAATCATGACGAATATCAGAAGTCTAGGGATAATGCAAACAATGCTTTTAATGATGACCCTCCTTTTAACGGAGGTACGACAGTAAAATCTGCATCACCAACAGCTGCAAAGAATTATAAATTTTAATTAGGAGGTAGTATATGGCTAATGTTGATATTTTCGCGGTTAAGCCGCACGTAGTTAGCCGTGACCTTAAAGGATACACCATCTTGTTATATGGTGCGCCCAAGGTCGGGAAGACTACAATGGCCTCCAAATTTGATAAAGCTCTTCTTCTTGGTTTTGAAGCAGGATATTTAACAATTCCTGGTATTATGGCACTTCCAATTAATAGTTGGTCTGAATTTAAAACTGTTCTTAAACAGCTTAAAACTGATGAAGGTCATGAAACTTACAGCAATATTATTATTGATACGGTAAGCAATATTTGCCGTGCGGCATAAGTAATTACGCCCAACATTAGAGTAAAAACTGGAACCCTGAGATGGGAATCAGAGCGGAAGTTTTTATAAAACACGCGCAACGCATAGGATTTAAATTTAAGAAAGGTTCGGCTCACGATGGGAAGAACAAAAGAATTTTCTGAAGATATAGAAAAACAAGCCATTTATAACTATATAGAGAAAAGACAAGGACTGCAAACTGCTGGAAAAGATTTTGGTATAAGTCAATATATGATGGAAAAGATATTAAAAAAATATCAGATTCAAAAGAGAACTTATACAGAAGCTAAGCAGCAAGGAAGAAAATATCCTTGCAATGATGATTTTTTTAAAGTACAAAGTGCTGATATGGCTTATATTCTTGGACTCATTGCTGCAGATGGATATATTTCCGCAAAAGAAAATTGTATCTCTATAGAACTACAGCAACAAGATAAAGAAATTTTAAATAAAATTGCAAAAATAACAGAAGTTACAAGACCAATTCAAATACAACAGCGTAATACCGGCAAATATACAGCCACTTTAAGAAATTGGTCCGCTGCATGGAAACAAGATTTAAGCCATTATGGAATTACAAATAAAAAAACTTTTACTTTAAAACCTCCTACATTATTATTACCACAATATAGAATAGACTATATTAGAGGATACTTCGATGGTGATGGTAGTATTTCTACATCCCATACAAAAAATAGTAAAGGTATTGAATATGATAAAAATAGTTTTGAAATTGTAGGAGCCTCTAAACAAGAAATAGATTGGATTCGTACAGAATTAATCAATCATTATTGTATTATTTTAAATAAACCTTCTCAATATATAACTAATACAAATACTGTAATATATAAAATTATTACAACTAATAAAGACCAAATACAAAAAATTTACAATTTATTTTATAATACAGAAAGTAACTTATATCTTCAAAGGAAAAAAGAAAAATTTGAAACTATCTTAAATATCCCACGAGACTCTAATTCTTTGGTTAAAGAATAAAAGATATGCTGAGCTTATACAAAAAAGAAGTATAAGAATTATAGGATAAAAAGCCTATAAGGTAACATTATGAGATATTGCTTATGACCTTTGTGAAAAATATATTTGCAATAAAGAAGGAGTTGAGACAATTGGAGATTTAGCCTATGGAAAAGGCTATAATATGGTATCAAAAGAATTTGATGAAGCTCTTCGTTCAATTCCGCAAATGCGATATGGTTTAATTATGATTAGTCATAGCCAAGATAAAACATTCACAGATGAAAATGGTAAAGAATATAATCAAATTTGTCCTACTCTTGGTAATCGTCCTCGTTTAATTGTAGACCGTATGAGTGACTTAATTATTTATGCGCACCCAATCCAAGAGGAAGATGGAAGTATCCATAGTATTGGTTTTATGCGACAAACACCTCGGTTTGTTGCTGGTTCACGTTTTAAATACATCCCAGATAGTATAGAATTTAACTATGAAAACCTTGTTAATGCTATTGGTGAAGCCATTGATAAAGAAGCAGCAGAACATGATAATAAGTTTGTTACAGATGCTCCTGCTGAAAAAACATCTGAGCCGCAAATACCTAATTTTAATGAACTTATGGATCAATTTAATACGCTGGTTGAAAAAATTCAAAATGCAACAGGTTCCGCATTTGGAACTGATTGGGCACCACGTATTGTTGAAATTACCGATAAGTACCTCGGTAAAGGAAAGAAAGTCTCTGATGCCACACCTAAGCAAATTGAACAGCTCGAACTTATTGTCAATGAGTTAACTGAACAAGTTGGTATGGGACTATAATATATATATTATAGCACAAGACGGTTGTCAAGAATCTTCTTGACAGCCGTCTATTTTTATGATATAATATAATTAGAAATAGTCTTAGGAGGTAATATGGCTAAACAACCTTTAGTCAAATGTCCTGGCTGCGGAGAAGAATTTGATCGAGATATTGATAATTGTATACATATAAAAAATAGATATTGGCATAAAGATTGTTATAAACAAAAGATAGAGCCAGAAGAATATCGTCAACGTATACATGATTATTGTAAAAAGAAATATGGAAGTCAATATTCTCAACGCCGCATTAGTCAACAAATTAATGAGATGATTAAAGATGGTAAAGATACTCCGAGTATATATAGAGCTTTAGTATATTGGTATGAAATTAAAAATGGTGATATTGAAAAATCTCATGGTAGTATACGTATTATAAACTATATATATGATGAAGCTATGGAATATTATAGTCAGAAATTTAGATTACAAGCAGAACAAGCTCAACTTCAAAAAGGTTCTTTAGATTTAGGAACTGAAACTTTTTATATTAGTCCAACACCAATTAAACGTCCTAAAAGAGTAAGATTATTTGATATTAAGTAAGGAGGGATTATCATTAGTAAATATTATGATTCTGCGGCAGTTGTCCAAGTCATAGGATCAACAATGAAGAATCCATCCTTCTTAGAAGATGATGGTAAATATTTTTATAATGAGGATGACTTTATGAGTGATTTTCATAGGGTTGTTTTTAGTTGTATTAATAATTTATATCAGATGGGTGCAAAAAAAGTAACTATATTAGATATAGAGAATTATTTATCAACAAGAAGTGAATCTAAACAGATATATTTAGCTGGCAAAGGTAGTGAATGGTTAACTGAAACTGTCGCAAATGCAGACGTAGCTAATTTTGATTATTATTATGACCGCATGAAAAAAATGACTTTATTAAGAAGCTATGAATCTTGCGGTATGGATGTTAAATTTTTATATGATCCAGATAATATTTTTGATGATAAAAAAAAGAAAGAACAAGAAGATTATATTGATAGTTTGTCATTAAACGAAATGGCAGATTTAATTGATAATAAAATATTAGATATACGCGCTAAATATGTTGATAATGCAACAGACGAATCAACTCAAATTGGTGATTCAATATTTGATTTATTAGATTCGTTAAGTAAAGAACCAGACATGGGCAAACCCATGTACGGTAAATATGTTAACACAGTAACTAGAGGTTGTAGATTAAAAAAAGTATACTTGCGAAGTGGCGCCACTGGACAAGGTAAATCTCGTACAATGATAGCAGATGCATGTTATTTAGCATGTGACCGCATGTATGATAAATTATCTGACTCTTGGATTGAAATAGGTGATCAAAACCCAGTTACATTTATTAGTACAGAATTAGAATTAAGTGAACTTCAAACAATGGCATTAGCTTTTATAGCAGATGTTAATGAAGAACATATATTATCTCATAGATATGATTTTAATGAATATGAAAGGGTTCAACAAGCTGCACAAATATTAAATAAAAGCCCAATATATATTGAAGAACTTCCAGACTTTAATCTTAGAGATATTGAAAATACAATTAAACGTAATATTAGAATTAATGAATGTCAATATGTATTTTTAGATTATATTCATACTTCAATGAAGATACTGGAAGAAATAAGTAATCGTTCTGGTGGAGTTAAATTAAGAGAAGATAACATATTATTTTTACTAGGTGTTAAATTAAAAGATTTAGCTAATCAGTTTGGTGTATTCATTTTATCAGGAACACAGCTTAATGCAGATTATAAAACTTCAGATACACCAGATCAAAATCTTCTTCGCGGTGCGAAATCATTAGGTGATAAAATTGATGTTGGTATGATATTATTAGAAGTAACGAAAGAAGATCAAGAAGCTATCCAAGGTATTGTTGAATCTCAAGGTTATATAATGCCTAATGTTAAAATGTCAATATATAAAAATAGGCGAGGTTCATATAATAGACTATATCTTTGGATGAATGCAGATAAAGGCACATGTAGATTTAATCCAATCTTTGCAACAGATTTTCAATATACTCCAATTCCAATGAAAGATATTAATATTAAAATGAAGAGTCAGGAGGTGTAAATGTCATTTGATAAGCAACAAGTTAAAGATCAGCTTGAATTTGAAGATATTTATACTCTCCTAGAAGAACTTGGAGCAGAGCCGCAAATATATAACGATAGCATTCATTGTTTAACTATTTGTCATGGTGGCGATTCTCATAAATTATATTATTATAATAATACTCAATTATTTAGGTGTTATACTCATTGTCAAGAAGCATTTGATGTATTTGATTTAGTCTCTAAAGTAAAAGATATAGACTTAAATACTTCAATTTATTATGTTGTTAATTTCTTTAATATGCAACATAAACTTGAAGAAGTTGAAGATGAATTATTAACAGAAGAGTGGAAATTATTTAAACGATATCAAAATTTACGTGATATAACAATTAATAATGATAAAATTGAACTTCCAAACATTAATTCTACAATTTTAAATCATTATCCACAACCAAGATATGGAGCTTGGGAATCTGAGTATATCTCAAAAGAAGTTTGTGATTATATGAATATTCATTATAATCCTGTTTCAGGAGGTATTCTAATTCCGCACTATGATGAAAACGATAGACTTGTAGGTATTAGAGAACGTACTTTAGTCCAAGAGAATGAAATATATGGTAAATATAGACCTATTAAGATAGGTGGTAAATTAGCTAATCATCCATTATCATTTAATTTATATGGCCTTAATAAAGCTGCACAGCGCATAAAAGAAATTGGTGTAGCAATGGTATTTGAATCTGAAAAGGCTGTATTACAATCAATTGGTTATCTTGGATTAAAGAATAATATTGCTGTTAGTATGTGCGGAAGTACATTATCAAATTATCAATTCCATCTTCTTTTAGATGCTGGAGCTAAAGAAATTTGTATAGGCATTGACAGAGATTTTAATCAATTACATGATGAAGACTATAAAAAAGTATTACAAAAAATGGATAAAATGTATCTTAAATATGCTCCATCTTGTAATATTAGTTTCATGTTAGATTTAAAAGGTTTGACGGGGTTTAAGCATAGTCCTACAGATGATGGTCGTGAAATATTTTTGAATTTATGGGAAAATAGGTTGGTTCCGCATGAGTAGTATTAACCTTGAAGAATATCGTAAAAAACATAAACGCTGTAGATATTGTAAATATAATGGTTATATTGGTGGAGGAGATTGTAGGGTTTTTAATTGGTGTTATGCTAAAAATAGAAAAAAGGCTGAATGGATTATTTTTAGATTTATGGATTTTATTCAAGGATGGGCTTGTAGTATATATGAACCAGAGGATATAAATATAAAATACAATATTATTAAAGGAAAATAAATGAAATATAAAACATATTTAAAACAAACATACCCCAGTATGACAGAGCAGGTATTATATGGTCGTGGTATTACAGATGTTGATGCTTGGCTTAAAGCAAATATGAATGATGTAGAATCCTGGAATGTCCTTGATGATATTGAAAAAGCTGTATATGAATTAACGTCTGCTATTAAAGATAATTGGGATACTTGTATAATTGTAGATTGTGATGTTGATGGTTATACTAGCGCCGCGATATTAATTAATTTTTTATATAGTTTATATCCTGAGTGGGTAAATGAGCATTTAATATATCTTCATCATACAGGTAAACAACATGGCCTAACTGATATGCGAGACATTATTCCAAAAAATACTAAATTAATTATTTGTCCGGATAGTGCAAGTAATGATTATGAAGAACATGAATATTGGAATAATCAAGGAACAGGTATTATCATTCTTGATCATCATGAAGCGCCGCACGTTTCTAAATCTTTTGATACTATAACTATTAATAATCAATTATGTGATTATATTAATAAAGAATTTAGTGGTGCAGGTATTGTGTGGCAATTCTGTAGAGCATTCAACTGGATTAATGCTACAGAAGGTGATGAAGGAATAGATTTATGTGCTCTTGGAAATTGCGGCGATATGATGAGCTATAGATCAATTGAAACTAAAGCTGTTATTCAAGAAGGACTTAAACAGGTAACCAATCCATTTTTTAATGAATTACTTGAAACAAATGAATATACTTTAAATAAATATGGTGGAGCACATTGTTATAAAGCTATTGCTTTCGCTGTTGTACCTTTTATTAATGCAACGGTTCGTTCTGGAACGTCAGAAGAAAAAGATATGATATTTAAAGGTATGTGTAAGCCTTGGTGTTTTGACAAAGTTCCTAATACCAAGAGAGGGCATAAAGGTGAAGAATGGCCTTTATATCAACAAGCAGCGTACTTAACTGCGGCAATTAAAAGGCGTCAAACAAAACTTGAAACTGAATCTATGGCTCTCTTAGAAAAGAAAATTCAAGAGCAAGGATTACTTGAAAATAGTATTTTAGTTTGCTGTTGTGAGCCAGGTGAAGTAGAACCTAATATTAGAGGACTTGCTGCAAATAAACTTGCGAGTAAATATCAACGCCCCTGTTTAGTTTTAACTAAGAGTAAAACTAAAGATGATAATGAATACTTTTACAGAGGCTCTGGCCGCAATTATAGCATGAGTGAAGTTCAAGATTTAAAAGCAGTTGAAGAATCAACAGGTCTTATTGAATATGCACAGGGTCATAGTAATGCAATGGGAGTTTCAATTCCGGAACGTAATTTAGATTCTTTTATTGCAGCTATGAATGAAAAATATAAAGATGTTCCAAGAGAAGCAGTATATTGGGTTGATTATATTTGGAACGCGACTAAAGTAGATTCTAATAATTTATTACAGCTTGCGGAAATGAGTAATTTTTGGGGACAAGACGTCCCTGCAAGTCAAGTATGTATTGAAAATATAGATTTAAGTAATTGTCAAATTAGGTTATGCGGTACTAAGAACAACACTTTGCGAATGATTCTTTCTAACGGGCTTGTACTAGTTAAATTTGGGATTGATGAAGACGAATATGAACAACTACTTCAACAAAATACTTATATGACTTGTATAATCTCACCACAGAAAAATGAATGGCAAGGTCAAATTTCTGGTGAAGGTATAATTGATGATTATATAATTGAGCAGAAATGGATTTTCTAATGGATAATGACACCTATGTATTAATTAAAGCAAAAGACTTAAATAAATTTTTAGATGATGCCATGTTTTATAAGTGCTTAGAAAAAGGTACATCAGATAAACTTTCCAATATTGATTTAGGAGTTAGTTATAAATATTATAAGAAATTCCGCAAGAAGGGATTTATTAAAAAATGTAAGATGTGCGGTATAGAGATTAAAGAAATCTATGCTTAAAGATTTCTTGACGAATGTATAATTATATGCTATAATATAATTAAAGATAAGATAGTTGTGTTAGGAGATATTAATGACCCGTTTTGAGTGTCATTGCCACTCGGCTTATAGTAATATTAGACTTTTAGATTGTATTAATCGTCCAGAAGATATTATTAAAAGAGCAATTGAACTTAATCTTGTAGGAATAACTATTACGGATCATGAATGTCTTTCTGCTCATGTGGAAATTGATCGTCTTATTAATAAATATAAAGAAAGTAATCCTGATTTTAAGATTGCTCGTGGTAATGAAATTTATTTAATTGATGAACGTCATCCAGGACAAAGATATTGGCACTATATTTTAATTGCTCGTGATGCAATTGGTCATAAAATGCTTCGAGAGTTGTCATCAACCGCTTGGATTAATAGTTATTTTGATCGTGGTATGGAAAGAGTTCCAACTTTAAAATCTGAACTTGAAAATATAGTTAATAAATATGGTCAAGGTCATTTAATTGGATCAACCGCGTGTTTAGGTTCTGAGTTAGATGGATTAATTTTAGAATTACACAAAGCTCGTAAAGTTGGTGATAAAGAAACTGAAGCTTCATCATATCAGCAGATAGTTGATTTTCTCTCTTGGAATAAAAAATTATTTAATGATGATTTTTATCTTGAAATTCAACCAGCTCAGTCTAAAGAACAATTAATTGTTAATAATATGATGGGTGGTATTGGTTCAGCATTTGATATTAAAGTTATTGTAACAACAGATGCACATTATCTTAAAAAAGAAGATAGATGGGTTCATAAAGCATTTCTTAATAGTAAAAATGGTGAACGTGAAGTCGATACATTTTATGAATATGCGTACCTTCAATCAACAGATGAAATTATTGGCAATCTTCGAGGAACTAATTTAGATTATAATGAGCTTGAAACTAATACTTTAGAAATATATAATAAAATTGAAGATTATAGTTTAGCGCATAATCAACACGTTCTTGAGATTGATGTGCCACATTATCGAAGAGGTCATAGATCTGGGGATAAAGAAAAATATCCTGTATTAACGGAACTTCTTTGGTCAACCAATGAACAAGAAAGATACTGGGTTAATTATTGTCTTAGTACATTAGAAGAAAAAAATCTCTTAAATGACGAATATCTTTCACGTTTAGAATATGAAGCTGATATTAAAAAGCATATTGGAGAAAAACTTAATACTTGCGTTTTTGCATATCCTAATTTTCTTCAGCACTATATTAATTTATTCTGGGAGTGTGGTAGTCCTGTAGGAGCTGGACGTGGTTCAGCTGGTGCGGGATTAAATCATTATCTTCTTGGTATTACTCAAACAGATCCACTTAAAACGAATGCACCATTCTGGCGTTATATGAATAAAGATCGTGCAGAAATGCCAGATATTGATTTAGATTTAGCACCTTCCCGCAGAGAAACTATTTTCAATGAAATTAGAAAAGAGCGTGGAGATTTAGGATGCATTCAAGTTTGTACATTTGGAACAGCAACAACTAAAAGTGCTGTACAAATTGCATGTCGTGGATATACCTCAGAAGAATTTAAAGATGGAATCGATAATGATACCGCTTTATATATTTCATCATTAATTCCTTCTGAGCGAGGATTTCTTTGGCCTATTAAAGATGTTATTAATGGCAACAAAGAAAAAGATCGTAAACCAAATAAGATATTTTTAAATGCAGTTAATCAATATCCTGGTTTATTAGATATTATTATTGGCATTGAAGGATTAATTGTATCTCGTGGTATTCATGCAAGTGGCGTAGTATTTTATGATGACGATCCGTATAAATCGGCTTGTTTTATGAAAGCAACAAGTGGAGCAATTATAACTCAATATTCTCTTCATGATGCAGAATATTGTGGAGATGTTAAATATGATTTTCTTGTAACAGAACAAATGGATATTGTCGCACAATGTATTCAATTACTCCAAGAGAATGGATATATGGATAAAGAACTTAGCCTGCGGCAAGCATATGATAAATATGTACATCCAGATAAGCTACCGCTTGAAGATGAAAAATTATGGGATGTTATTGATAGTACAAATGTATTAGCATTATTTCAACTTAATACAGCAGTCGGTGGTAATGTTGTACGGCAACTTCTCCCACGAACGGTAGAAGAATTAACAGCTTGTAACGCTCTTATGCGGTTAACAGGTGAAAAAGGTGCGGAGCGTCCCGCAGATAGATATGCTCGTTTAAAGAATGATATCTCTCAATGGTATCAAGAAATGGATAATTATGGTTTAACTAAAGATGAACAATTTGTGTTAGAAAAGTATATGTTAACTGACTATGGTGCTCCATCTTCTCAAGAAGTATTAATGACAATCTTAATGGATCCTGATACATGCGGATTCACATTAGCTGAAAGTAATGCAGCTAGAAAAATTGTAGCAAAGAAACAAATGGATAAAATCTCTGAGCTTAGAGACAAGATTATATCTAAAGCTAAACGTCCAGTATTAGGTCAATATATTTGGACTTATGTTATTATGCCGCAAGCAAGTTATTCATTTAGTCGTATTCATGGATATAGTTATTCATTAATTGCATGTCAAGCCGCGTATCTTTCATCGTATTTTCCATCTATCTATTGGAATACAGCATATCTTCGCGTTATTAGTGGGTTAGATGCTGATGCAAGTTCTAATTATAATAAAATAGCTCGCGGTGTTGGAGATATTATATCTCATGGGGTTAATGTATCATTGATTGATATAAATAAATCTGGCTATATGTTTGAACCGGATGAAGAAAATAATGCAATTCGATTTGGTCTCAAAGCATTAAACGGTGTTGGTGGAGAGATCATTGAAGAGATAATTGCACAGCGTCCATATGAAGATATGTACGAGTTCATAGAAAAAGTTAAATGTAATAAGACGGTAATGATTGCATTAATTAAGTCTGGAGCGTTTGATCAATTTGATTCTCGTGAAAATATAATGAAAGAATATTTATGGATTACTTGTAGTCCTAAAAAGCGTGTAACAATGCAAAACTTTAATATGTTAAACGAACGAGGGTTGTTGCCGCGAGAGCTAGATTTTCAAAAGCGAGTATTTATATTTAATAAAGCATTAAAAAAGAATTGTAAGGTATCAAATGGATATTTATCTATATCAGATAATTACTACGAATTCTACAGTGAATTCTTTGACACAGACCTCCTCCACCCCAAAGGAAATTTACTCTGCATTACCGAGAATGAATGGAAGAAAATATACGATAAATCAATGGCTCCAGCAAAACAGTATATTACCTCTAATAGAGAAATACTACTTGAAAAATTAAATGATTCTTTGTTCCAAGAGGAATGGGATAAGTATGCGGCTGGTACATTAAGTACATGGGAAATGGCTTCACTTGGTTTTTATTATCATGAACATGAACTAGCTCATATTAATGATAGTCAATATGGTATTGTTGAATACAATAATCTTCCAGAGCAACCAATTGTTGATTATACTTTTAAACGTAATGGTAGAGAAATTCCTATTTTTAAAACATTTAGATTGTGCGGTACAGTAATTGCAAAAGATGATTTAAAGTCATCAATTAGTATTTTAACTAAAGGTAGTGGTGTTGTTACTGTTAAAATGACTCGTGATTATTATGCAAGATATAATGCTCAGTTATCTGAAATGGGGATCGACGGTAAAAAACATGTTATGGAAAAAGGTTGGTTTAAACGAGGAACATTAGTAGTTGTTAATGGTTATCGTAGACAAAATCAATTTGTAACAAAAGCTTATAAAAAAACAGGTTCACATCAATTATATAAAATAATTCAATTAAATAATGATGGAACTATCAATATGACAAATCATAGATGGGGAGAAGAAGATGATTAGACAATATTGTGATATTTGCGGCAGGGAGATAACTTCTTCTCCCGTTGAAGAGCGATATAAACTACAAATCACTAATCAAGATAATTGGGATACTGCAAGTAAATTCTGGGTAAATGATATATGCCGCACATGTTACTTAGATATTGTTGACGAAGTTAAACGTAAACAAAATCTAAAAGATTATTGTGATATTGATATTAAATGTAAAGAGGAATAATGTCAAAAGATTATGTTATAAATATTAATGCTCCACAAGCTCAATGTATATATAATTGACAACAATTTAATAAAGAGTGACTTATTTTTAATGAGTATTGTAGTAATTGTGGATGTGATTTAAAATCAGTCTTACCACTTACAAAATTTTGTCCTAATTGTGGATTTAGAATTATAAATATTCAAAATCCTAATCCACCAGAAAAGGAGAGTTAATGGGAGACATTGAAATGGATTATTGCGATATTTGTCATAATAAAACACGAATAGCGCGTAAATATTATCACTATAATATTGACTGTGAATGTTGCGGAGGGAAACATTTTGAAATAGTAAGATATTGTCAAAATTGTAAACCAAGACCACCTCATAGAATTAGTGCAATAATGAATCCAATAGAAGAAGAATAATATGACTTTATATAGCTCAATTTATCCTTATGCTAAAGTTTCTAAAAGACCTGTTATAATAGCCATTTGCGGTAAAAGCGCTACTGGAAAAGATACACTAGCTGCATGGTTACTTAGTATGTTAAAAGCTATTAATATTCCAGCTAATATAATTGTTAGTGATACAACACGCCCCCCTAGATTGAGTGAAGAAGATGGTATAAATTATAATTTTATATCGGATACAGAGTTTCATAATAGAATTAATTTAGAACAATATCTTGAATATAGTAATTTTAATGGCTGGTTTTATGGTACTAATAAAAATGCAATTCAGCAAAATTCTGTAAACATAGGTATTTTTAATGTTGATGGAATTTCTAGTATTGCCGCCCATGCTACTGATTTTGAAATTGTTTGTATTTATTTAAAATGTAGTTTATATCGTAGATTAAAAAGATCTATTGATAGAGAGGGTAAATTTAAATTAGAATATTTACGACGCGCAAAATCTGACCATTTTGATTTTAAAAATATTCAACATATTTTACAGAGATTTCCTGATCGTTTTGTATGGAATAGTTATACAACCCCAATAACAACTATAGTAGATCATGTTACTTGGCGGCTTAAAATGAAAAATCTTTTACCTCCATATAACAAATCACAATAATTTATTTAAGCTAATTTTTAAATATATTAATAGAACATATTTTTATAAATTGTATTTATTTTAAATAAAATACTATATCTAGTGTTTGGAGTGATTATATGATTGTTATTAAACGTGATGGTACATCTGTTGACTACAACCTTGAAAAAATCAGTGTAGCAATTGAAGGTGCTTTTGAAGACCTTGGCCGTATTTTTGAAAGCTCGATTACATTAAATGAAATTGATGAGGTTATTCATAAACGTTATGATACTCAAGTAACCGTAGAACAGATTCAAGACATTGTTGAAGAAATTCTTTGTGAAAACGGATATATAGATGAAGCACGAGCATATATTAAATATCGTTATATTCATGAACTTGCTCGGAAGAAAAGGTTAGAAGATAATATTAAAGCAAAATTATTAGCTGAAAACGTCGAAAACCAAAATGCTAATATTGATGAATATTCGTTTGGTGGTCGTAAAGGTGAAGCCGATTCAGTATTCATGAAACAATATGCTTTAGACCATTTAGTATCTAAAATGGCTAGAGATAATCATTTAAACAATGAAATTTATATCCATGATTTAGATGCATATGCGGTTGGAATGCATAATTGTTTAAGCATTCCTTTTGATGATTTGCTCGCAAATGGTTTTACTACAAGACAAACAGATGTACGACCAGCAAATAGCGTAAATACAGCAATGCAACTTGTAGCAGTAATTTTTCAACTTCAATCACTTCAACAATTTGGTGGTGTAAGTGCAACTCATTTAGATTGGACAATGGTTCCTTATGTAAGAAAATCTTTTTGGAAGCATTTTAAAGATGGTCTAAAATATTGCGAAGATCTTGCAGAAAAATATATTTTGGGTGAATATTATCAAAATGTAAGTATTGAAGATGAATTCTATAAAACTTATCAATTTGCTTATAAATACGCAATGGATATAACTGAACGAGAGGTGCATCAAGCAGTAGAAGGGATGTACCATAATCTTAATACATTACAAAGTAGAAGCGGAAATCAATTACCATTTACCTCAATTAATTATGGTACTTGTACTCTCCCAGAAGGCCGCATGGTGACTAAAGCTCTTCTTGAAGTTAGTATTGAAGGTTTAGGTAAATTACATAAAACAAGTATTTTTCCTTGCGGAATCTTTCAGTGTATGAAGGGTGTGAACAGAGCACCAGAAGACCCTAATTATGATCTTTTCCAGTTAGCTTTAAAATCTACTGCTCAAAGACTTTATCCTAATTATGCCAATGTAGACTGGTCCGGAAATGCAGGATATGATATAAATGACCCTCGTACATACTTTAGTACCATGGGTAAGTGTAAACTACAGCTCATGTAAAACCTTTTGAACCTCGCCCGAGGGTGTATGATAACAATCATGCTAACGGTTAGGCCCCAAGTGGATGAGACCGTGCTAAGATTCATTATAATATTCACATAGGAGAAAAAATGTGAATATATAAAATAACTAATATTCAAAATAATAAAGTTTATATTGGTCAAACAATTAGACCAATAGAACAAAGATTTTATCGTCATATAGGTGATGCTTTAAACAATATTCTTGATACTCATTTTGCTCGCGCCATAAGAAAATACGGCAAAAAAAATTTTGTTATTGAAAAAATTGATGAAGCAGAAAATCAAGAAGAACTAAATAAGAAAGAACAGTATTGAATTCAATATTATAATTCAGTTAAAGATGGGTATAATGAAACTGATGCAATTTCTAAGTGTGGAGGTAATACTTATCAATCTAAAACTGAAGAAGAAATGGAAATTATAAAAGAAAAAATTCGACAAACAAAAATAGGAAATAAAAATCCTATGGCTCGTAAAATTAAAAGAACAAATATTTTAAATGGAGAAGTTGAAATATTTGATACAGTCATTAGTTGTGCTAAAGCTTGCGGAATTAATAATGGTAAAACTTCTATCACAACTAGGTTAAATGGAAAAGTAAAAAGTCCTTATAAAAAGACTTGAATTTTTGAATATTATAATGAATAAAGTGTATCGACTATCCCTGATGAATGTAAGGGAGTAGGGCTAGAGATAGGCGCTAGCTCGAAGCGGAAGGCTATCGAAAGATAGAAGATATAGTCAGTGCCCATAGTAATATGGGATAAACATGTGTAGAACAGCCAATGGCTACGACATTAACGGATTTGGTCAGCTCAAGGATGGCCGTGGTAACATATGTCCTGTAACAATTATTATGCCAACTCTTGCAATGGAATGCAAAGAAGCACTAGAAAGAGTAACTTATCCAGATGGGTATTCAGAAAAAGTATTGATTGACGCTTTTATGAAAAGACTGGATAAGAAAATTTTTGAAGCTAAAGATATGTTAATTGAACGATTTGAATATATATGTAATCAAGACCCGAAATCAGCTTCTTTTATGTATGAAAATGGTACTATGGCTGGATATATTCCAGAAGAGGGTATTCGTTCTGCTCTTAAACATGGAACAATTGTTATTGGTCAATTAGGACTCGCAGAAACTTTGCAAATTTTAATTGGATGTGATCATACTGAAGAACGAGGAATGAAATTAGCTAAACGAATTGAACAATTGTTTAAAGATAGATGCGCTCAATTTAAACAAGAATATAAATTAAATTTTGGAGTTTATTATACTCCTGCTGAAAATTTATGCTATACTGCAATGAAAAAATTCCAAGAGAGATATGGAATAATTCCTAATGTTAGTGACAAAGACTTCTTTACGAACAGTATGCATGTTCCAGTTTGGAAGACGATGACTCCTTTTGAAAAAATTGATATTGAATCTCAATTAACAGGGTATAGTTCTGCTGGGTGTATTACATACGTTGAATTAGAATCAACTTGTAAAAATAATCTTCAAGCATTAGAAACTATTGTAAATTATGCTATGGATAAGGATATTCCATATTTTGCAATTAATGTTCCTAATGATACTTGTTTAGAGTGCGGCTATACAGATGAATTTAATGATAAATGTCCTATATGTAAAAGTTCTCATATTCAACAATTACGTCGTGTAACTGGTTATTTAACCGGAAATTATACAACAGCTTTTAATCTTGGTAAACAGCAAGAAGTTCAATTAAGGGTAAAACATGGGTAAATATCATAATCTTATCAGATATAATAAAATAGATGAATGTGAAATTTGTAATGGTGAAGGTATAGGAGTTTCTTTCTATATTCAAGGTTGTCCTATTCAATGTCCAGGGTGCTTTAATCCTGAAACCTGGGATTTTGATGGTGGAGAACCTATTACCGGATATGTAGAATCCCAACTTTATAAAGCTCTGCGGCCAGACTATATCCAAAGATTGAGCATCCTTGGCGGTGAGCCTTTGGTCTGGGACAATTTATACCAATTAAATTATATCCTTTGTACTGTTAAATCTAATTGGCCGCAAAAGAAAGTTTGGATTTATACAGGCTACACATGGGAGGAGCTTCAAGAAGCAAGTAGAAAAAATAACCCCAATTACTTATTTGTAACTTTTAAGTATTCAGATTATCTCGTATGCGGCCCGTTTATAGAAGCTGAAAAAGATTTAACTTTACAATGGCGAGGGAGCCGCAATCAAAAAATTATAGATATGCAAGCTAGTCGTACTGAGCATAAATTAATTTATATATTTGAATAGGGTGATATTTTTAATATCACCCTTTTAAGATTTTTCTTTGACAAATAATTCATTCTATGATATAATATAAATAGAATGAAAGGAGTATTAATGGAAATAACTGATAATACTATATCCGCAGGATCACTTTATGAATTAAATCAACAAGCTTATAATAAAGTATGGCCTTTAAATGAACATGAAAAGAAAGTTAATTTATCTAATTTATATGAATGGGTAAAAGAACAACGATGTGACTACACAATGTTACTTTGCCATGAACGTAGAGATTATACTATTTTACATTATAAAAATAGAGAAGATAAAACTTATAAACAGGCCATTATGGAAGACTTAAAAGAATGCCTTGATAATAGAGGTAAGCTACTTGATGTAAGATATATTCAAGATCAAGATGCTTGGGAGATTTGGATTAGAGTTTTTGAGAATAAAGAACATATAAATTATATGTATATGTTTTTTAATGCGGAAGATTTTATTGTGGAGGTGTAAGATTGAATTTATACATATATGCTTATCCAGCACAAATGATAACTTTTCAATTAGTTGACTATAAAACAGAAAAAATCTTAAATAATGAGAATTGTGCTTTTCAAGATGTAATACGAACTATGGCACGATATCTTCGTAGTTCAGATCCAATATATGGAGTTTATGTAGTTGGAGACACTGTCTTTGCAGATAAAATTTACACAATGTTAAGAGATAATTTTCAAGATGAAATAAATATTGAAAGGGCTTATAATGCTTAAATCATTAATTAAATCAACTAATGAAGTTCGTGTAGAAACAGAAGATGAAGCAGATCAATTTCATAAATTACTCCAACAAGAAGCTGAAAAAATAGGATGTGTTCTTTCAACTTTTACTAAAACTTTACGTCAAAAAAAATCTAAGGGTGAAGTTATTGATGAATATTATCAAATAAAATATACATATGTTTTTAATGATATTAAAGAACCCTCTAGTTATTTAAAAAGTATTGAATATAATTTAACTACTTTTCCTGAAGAAGGTGGTGTACCTTGGTAGAAGTACAAATTCATTATTTACCTGGATCGCCGCATCTTGAAGCTAAAACTTACGGTGGTTGTATTGATCTTTATAATTATGATGAATTATGTTTAAAAACTGGTGAAAAGGGGTTTATTAATTTTGGTCTTTCAATGAAACTTCCAGAAGGATATGATGCTTTAATTTTCCCAAGAAGCTCTACATTTAAGCGTTATGGTATTTTAATGACAAATTCTGTTGGATATATTGATAATAGTTACAACGGAACAGATGATTATTGGCGTGCATGTGTTTATGCTACACGAGATATTATTATTCCAAAAGGAACAAGATGCTTTCAATTCAGAATTATTAAACAACAGCCTGAAATTAATTTTGTACAAAGAGAAAGTCTTAATCCTTATAACCGTGGTGGATTTGGGTCTAGTGGTGTATAATGATTTATTTAGCATTAGATCAAGCTCTTCAAACAACAGGCTATGCTATTTTTGAAGATAACAAATTAATAAAATGAGGAACCTTCTCAACAAATCCTTCTTATCCAATAGAAGAAAGATTAAATACTATTTGAAATCAATTAACTTTATTAGATCAACAATATAATATCGGATACGTATTTTTTGAAGATACTCAAAAACAAGTTAATTTAGATACTTATAAACGACTTTGTTATGTACAATCAATTATTATGTTGTGGTGTTTACAACGTGGCGGAATTAGTTATAGTATATTGTCCCCAAGTCATTGGCGTAAAATACTAAAAGATAAATATAAAATTGCATGAGGTCACAAACGAGATGAACAAAAACAAGCTGCTTTAAACTGGGTGCGGCAAGAGTATGATGGTAGTTTTACTAGTGATTCTGCTGATGCAATTTGTATTGGTAAAGCTGGCTTTTTAGAATATAAAAAGAATGAGAGTGCATTTTAATGGCAAGATTAATTAAATGTGATAAATGCGGTGCCATTGTAGAGCCAACTGATTATAGGAGTATTTCAGTACAATTTGGTTATGGTCCTGCTAGTATTAATAGAAAATATACTTATAATGGTAAAGAATTTCCCGCAGCTTTAAGTATGGATGTATGTATTAATTGTTGGAAACTTTTTATTGATCAAGAATTAGAATTTTTTGATGCAAAATAAAAAAGGGTAGGTCGTAATGACCTACCCTTTATTTTTTAAGCTAAAGTAATACGAATTGCATCTATTGGAGTTTTCTTATCTCCTGCAAAAGTATCTTTAGAACCACCGGTATCTTTATTACCGATCATTCATTCATGCCATTCGCCATTAGTAGTATGAACTTGATATTTAATTTTAGAATTAGGAATTTCTAATGCTAAAATAGCAGAACCATCTCCAGCCATACCGTTTTCTTCATCTTTATAATCTAGGTGATTTACATAAGATAATCATTTATTTTTCTCTGTATAAACTCGATATTTACCTACTCCAGAGATGCCAATATAAGTACAATTATTTCCGATAATACCAGCGTAATCATCATTTCTACCATCAGTTTCTTTTAACCCCCTCATCTCAGTTAATCAACCATTTTTATCTGTATAGACCGCATATATAGGCTCTGCTGTATTGGTTTTTACAGAAGTTTTAGAAATTGTCGTAGAAGTTTGTTTTGTATCTTGTACACTGGAGGCTGCTTTTGTACCACACAGTTTCATTCAATCATTTTTAGTTCCATAGAAAACATTACAATCTAAACTATAACCATACCCTTTAATAATACGAGTTGAAGAATACTGATAAATAGTCATTTTAGACCAGGCGCCAGTTCCTCAAGTATTATCTGGATTATTAATATATCCATTACCATTTTCATATTTATAAAGGTAACTTGCCATCCATAATGGATATTTAGAAATAGAAGAACAATTTACTTCGTTAATATAGCCAGCGCGAGCATAAAACAATGGTGTTGCTCCAGTTGCTTTTGCTACTGTATCAAGCCATTCTTTTGCATAAGATATTGGGAAAGATTCTGCTCCTGCTTCTCAATCTAAACATAAAATAGCTTTTTTCTCATATCCTTTAATTTGTTTTAAGAAGTGCTCTGCTTCAGCTTTTCCTGTTCTTTTTTCTCCATATTCTCCTGCAAAGTGATATAAACCTAATAATTTACCTGCTTTTAATACTTTATCAGCATTAGTCTTCCATTTAGGATTAACATATGGATGTGCCGCAGACCCACCTGAAACTTTTACAATAACAAAATCAGCTTCAACTTGAGAGATATTAATATTATGATCATCTTGATGACTTGCAATATCAATACCATTTAATCTACTATTTGATGTATTCTTGGTTGTAGTGGTTGCTGTTGTTTTTGTAGTAGTAGTTTTTGTGGTAGTACCAGAATCAGCTTTACCATTATAATGTAAAATACCATCTCAAGGATAATCATAGTATCCATGAATAGAACTTTCTTTACCTGTCTGATCACCACTTTTACCATAAATTCCACCAGTTTCAGATATAGAAAATTCACCTAATGTATCAGCATTATAAATGCCATCTTTACCGCCATCTAAACACATAGCTGTATGATTAGCTTCATTTAAATAAATATCACCACGAACAGCATTAAATGACATTGGCTTTCATTCAAACAACCCTGAATTTACAAATACTGAACGCATGTTCCCAGTATAGGTTGCTCCATCTAATTTACCTTCATACTTAGTTCCAATTAAAGCTTCTTGCCAAGCATCGCAAATTGCAGAACTACAATCACGATCTCCTGCATAAAAAGTTGAAGTATGACCTTCACATTTTACAGTACAGGTACCTTTAGATTTATCCCCTCATCTCTCACTTTGAGAATATCCATGTAAATTACACTTACATAAATGTTCCATATTCGTTGCAGCAATATTGGCTCTACTCGTCATCTTGTTTCTCCTTTTCTTCTTTTGGATCATCAAAATAATCATTTATTGTATCAGCAAGATAATCAATATTCTCTCCGCCGCCTTTATTTGCTATAGCAGAAGCTAATGCAGCGACTATTTTAACACCTTTTGTAGATTTATCATGAGAAGCATCATAATTAATTTTTGCTGCTGGCGATATAGGGCAATCTTTAATCATAACGTATCAAAGAATTAACGTTATAAAAATACTACCAACTATATATCCAAAAAATACCATGTTTGAAAAAAAGGAAGATAAGCCTTCAGAAGTTTCTAAATCTCAATCAAAATAAAAGGTATTTATTGAAAGCATGTAAAAACAACCAAAAATAATAAGAAGAGTTCCAGCTATAGACATTAAAATGCGAGCTTTTGCTTTTGGATGTAAATTCTTTGGTCTAAAATCAGATAATTTAATAATTCCACGAACAGAATCTTTTTTTATATGCTTAGGAGCTTCATTCATAATAAGTACCTCCTTAAATAATAAAGGTTTACTAGCTCATAGCTAGTAAACCTTTTTATCTTTAACGTTATAAACGTTTATACTCTGGCACCCCTCCGAGGAATCGAACCCCGCATGACGAGTTTGGACCCCGCCAACCTTGGGTTTTGAAGACCCTGGCCCTACCAATAGGCGAGAGGGGTATTATTCTTTTTTATTTTCCTTTTTCTTTTCTCTATAAAGCTTCCATAAAGTTATAACTCCAAAGAAGAAAATTGCATCTGCAATAACAAAAGGAATCCATCAATATCAAGGCCATTCACAAATAACAGCTCTATTAAATTGATCTATGCCTGAAACAAGAGGATTTTCAGTATTTTCAATAATAGTGGAATATGGGTCGGTGTTAGGAGTAGTATTAGAATTATTTTCAATGGTTCCATTTATACCATCTTTTCCAGCCGGACCCTGTGGACCAGCAGGACCTTGGATACCCTGAATTCCTTGGATACCTTGGATACCCTGAATGCCTTGAGCTCCACGAGAACCAGCTTGGCCATCTTTACCATTTATACCA